CCGCCAATCGCCATTTGTGCAGGAGGAAGTCCATCAGGCGTCGGCGGGGCTCCCTCAGACCCGCCCGGGGGAAAAGGGGGCATACCCTCCATTCCACCCATTGGCCCTTGGTCCATGGGCATCGGCGCTTGACCCTGTGCAGGCATCATCGGGGGCATCATTTCGCCGCCCTGAGGCAGAGCACCAATACCCTGCGGCTGCTCCATCATGGCAAAGTGGTCCTGCAGGATTGCCAGCACCTCAGGCGGCGTCTCCATAGCGGCTTCTTCCCCGACCATACCAGCAAGCTCCGCGTACCGCGCGTCAACAGAGCGCATATCGCCACGCAAAGTATTCATCAGGATTTCAGGATTCTGTGGGGTGCGCTCCATGGGCATCATCTCATCGCCCATCGGCTCCTCCATCATTTCCATATCATCCTCAAACCCCTGCATAATGCCTGCGTTGCGCGACTGCTTGGACAGTGGCATCGCAAACATGGCTCGCTTCATAATGTCTTGATTCATATCCCGTCCTTAGAGAATACCGGCTTTTTGCGCACCTGCCAAAGTACCAATCCCTTGTGCAGCCAAACCAATGGCTTGGGTAAATGGGCTAGGAGTGGGCTTGGATTGTTCCGTTATGCCCATCTGGGTAGATGGCGCGCCTTTGTAAATGTCCGACAAGAAAGCCAGCTGTTGGTAAGGCTGCATAGCAGCTTGCAGATTGGAAGCCCGCAAAGCATCCAGCTCGGCTTGAGATTGCCGCTGTTGCGTTTCGCCTAAACCGTACATGTAGCTAACATCTTGCTGACCCAGCTGCTGAGCAGTCTGCCCCAAAGCAGCCTGTTGAATCCCTAGGTTGCCGTATTGAGAAGCCATCTGAGCCAGCTGCCCCTGTTGCTGCTGTGCAGCGGCCAAGGCTTGAGCATAGTTTTGTTGCTTAGATTGCGCAATTGCTTGTGCCTGTGCGGCGGCTAGGCCACGACCCAATTCAGCTTCTTGCACCGCTTGCCGAGAACCACCAAAAGCCCCTGCCTGTACTGCTTGTGCTTGCAGATTTTGACGTTGGATTTCAGATTGACGATTCATCTCATCCAATTGAGCTTGCAGAACCTGTTGCTCATAAGGATTCATGTACTGTTGAATCTGCTCAGAGCCAATGGGCTGCATTTGCTGACCAAGCCCCGTCATCGCCTGACTAAGGGCTTCTTGACCAGCGCTTAAAAATGGCTGATATGCGCCAATGCCTTGACGAGCCCGCTCAATCGCAGCGATTTGGTCTTCGCTAAGCCCTGCTACTTCATACGCAGGCAGAGTAGGCGGTGCTTCGGCAAGCGCTTTGCTCGACTTGAGAAGGCCTAATTTATAGGCCTCAATTTCCGGAGCTTCTCTAACTATCTGTTCAGTGATTTCAGTTGCCATGCTTAACCCCGACCTGCGTTACGTTCTAATTGGTGCATAAGTGCATACATTCTCTTAGCCCCGTCTCTGCGGCTTCCGTTGCCCATTCCGCGCACTGCTTTAGCCGTCATAACAAATTCACCATCTGACAGCATTGCAGGGATGTCATCGGAAGTACCGGTGCCGGGGCCACTAATTTCTCCGTTGCGACGAGGGTAGCCGCCACCCATCAAACTCCCAATACCGCCTGCCCGTTCGCCCTGAGGCGGAGAGCCCTTTGCAGCTTGTCGAACAGGGAACGGCGTGTAATACGGCTGCATTTGGTACGGGCTGTATTGCAAGGGCTGCGGAGCAATACGCTGATAGGGGGTATAAGCGTATTGTTGTCCATACCTCGCAGTGGGACGTTGGATTTCGCCTATACCATATCGTAACCCCGGTGATTCGCCACCAGTAATCCCGCCTTTGATGTCGTACGTTATCCCCGGAATTTTTTGCACAAGGTACTTACTGGGTTCCTGTTCTATCAGGTCTTGACCAGTAATTACGTTACCTTGCTCATCGCGTTCCACTAGACCGGGAGGAGAGGAAGGAGTAGGCGTGAATCCACCAAACAAACCAGTTGCGGCTACGCCAGCCCCAACTAAAGGCCCATAAGTGCGCAGCATGCCCGGTTCAGTAACCATCTTACTAACCGCATTTTCCCCAGCTTTTTGGATGTATGAAAGTCCGTCAGGGGTACCACGATATTGAGGGGCTAATTGAGCAGCAGCTTTTGCTTCCGCCGCGCTTCTGACTTGAGCAATTTGTGCATTGCTAGCGGAGGATGGGAAAAATGCTTCTTTTGCTGCATCGTACGCTTGCCCAAACTCACCTTCCATCAACGCCGAGCCAGCTTTGCCCATTTGGCCTGTGAATGTAGAAGGCTCATATGGAGTAACGGCAGGCGGGGGAGGTTGGGTCAGTGCACCAATGCCTCGCGAATCAACAGCGGCAAGCGAACGGGTTTGAGCAGGGGTCGGAGAACCTAAAGGAGCTAAAGGAGCCTTAGCTTGTGTAAAACCTGCAAATTTTTGATTACTTACCGATAATGGGTCAAAAAGGTAGGCACGACTGGCTTCTGCTAAAGCACCTTCGGGATCTAGTTCAGCTAGTTGTGTTGGATCAAGAACACCGTAACTTGGATCAACGGTAGAGGCACCTAAGCTTCTGGTAGCAGCCATTTGTTGCCGAACCTGTTCGGGGGTCACTACCCCCTCAGTCGCGGTCTTTGCAACGTCACTTGGAACAGCAGCGCCTTTGCCCTCCAGCACATCAACTGGAGCACTTTCAATAGCGCGTTGCTCCTGCATCGCTTCGGTCAACGTCTTGCCTTGAGCCATCCGACCAGCAACAGCGGTAGCCCCGCCTATCACGCCCTGTGTAAGGCCTTGCTTAACAGAATCCTCCAGCGATTTGCCGCTAAGCAAAGAGGCTCCTGTACCAACAATACCTGAAGTAACGGCGGAAGCTAGCGCTTGGTTTGAGATGTTGAGAGCGCCTCCAACAAACTCTGAAACAGGACCGCCCGGTGCGCCAAAATAACCCGTTGCACCGCTAATCAAAGCGTCTTTCAAATTACCGCCAGCTAAGAGCGTCGTCCCGGCAGATGCCACACCAGCTGCTGCCGCCGTACTTAAGCCCAAATTAAGGCCCGCTGGCCCGAGGACCGTGGTCAACGCAACGGTAGTCAAAATACGCCCTACCGGGCTTTTAACAACGTCTTTTACGGCCTTTACAACGCCGTTAAAAGCCTTTTTGACGCCTTTCCATAACTTCTTGAAAAACCCATACTCAGGCAAGCCTGTATATGGGTTGATCGTGCCCATACCGCCACGAGAACGCAGCAGACGAGCTTCTTCTGGCGTAATGTGAGCCAACACCGTATCTTGCCCACGGCCCTTAGAAGCGACCATACGAGCCGCCTCGGCAATACCGCCCATAGCCATGCCAACAGGAGGCTCCATCACCGGGGCCTGCTCAGGCATCGAACCGCCACGGCTGCGCTTTGCCTCAAGCGCAGCATAAATCATCGTAGCCAACAGCTGCGGATCATGTTCCTCGGGAAGAAGACCTTTTTCAAAGTCCTCCTCAGCCTCCAGCTCTTTAAGCGCCGCTTGGTATTGCTCCGGATTGTCATACAGATATTGAATCAATTGAATAAACATATCCAACTGTTCATCTGTCAACGCATCAAACATCGGCAGCATCGAAGCCACTGCCTGTTTAACAGCAGCAGACGCCTGCGGGCTAGCATTCATCAAGCCCTGATTAATCGCGTCCGCAGACTCCTCAAGAGTGAGCCGTGGTCCTTGGTCCATGCCACTGTTTTCAGGGAGAGACATAATGCCTTCTGGCGCAGATGTAGCCATAGGTATTCCTTGTTCTGGTGCTGTTGCCATTTTATTGCGTTAAATCGTAAAAAGAAAGTGATGCCCACGAACCTCCCGTAGGGGGCGGGTTTAAAGTCCGAATGGCTACCATGAAAATATCACTTGTGCCACTCAAATCCGTGCCCAATTGCAACTCCCAGTTGTAACCAGTCGGCGCATCCACCGATAACCGACCCTGAGCCGTAGACGTAATATAGTCCTGTTGCACAATCATACCCCCGGTATAAGAGGTAGCTGACTCATCAAACTCCACATTAGGAGAACTGGTCGCGGACCACGAAGCGCCCGTCAACGTAGGATTCTTGACCAGCACTACCTCATAAAACTGCGTCACAGTAGGAAGCGCCTGTATCCGATTGACAAGGATCACGGCACCATTCCTGCCAGAAGCCAAACGAATTGAGATAAGTGGCACAAAAGTACTACTAATCGTAGTGAGTTCCGTGGACCGTCGAGCCACATGGTCTACCGAAACCTGTTGATACCCGCCTTCAGACATTACTGTAGAGCAGATCTGCTGCAAGCTAGATGCAGTTCCAGCGCCTGCAGAATCCTCAATCTCATACCGAATAGGCAGCGTAGCAGTAGTCATGTATACCGTGCTAAAGGTATTGGAATGATGGAACGAATGGCATACATACGTCCGCCCGTCCTGTACAAAACCACAGCGCACAGTACCTACCCCTAGCCACTCCATGTCTATATACAAAATCTGGGTTTTGGTAGGATCAAGGGTCACGGCGCTTGCGCCCGTGCCGTCCATCTTATCGCCGTTCCAAGATGCTTGGGCAACCGACTCGGCAACTGAGCCGTTTTTCATAATCTCAAAATAAAGGGTCGAGCCACTACGGCGGAAATACACCCCGTTGGTGCCGTCAAAATACCCTATCTTGGTCTCTACCCCATCCACCGCAGCGCTCATGGAGAAGGTAGCAAGCACCAGCAAGCTCTTACCGGGCTGGTAGGGGAAAACCCTATATGTCTGGCGCACTGCGCTTTCAGAGGCTGTGCCATCCAAAGCCAACGTAACCGAAGAATCTGCCGCCGAATAGGTGGATGTCGCCCCCGCAGTGAGCGATTCATCAAACTGCGGGTCGGCTTGAAAGCGGTTTTGGCTATCAAAAATAGTAAACGGTTCAGATGTCCGCAGACGGCCAAAAGCATCTGCCGCTGTACCGCCGGGATAAATTGGGGTATCACCGGGCACGGTAAGCTCCTGAAGCAGGTTTTGCAAGCGGTTGAAATACAAACGCAGCACATTGCTGTACTGCTCTTGGAACAGCATATCCCAAGTCTGCGGCGCAGACGGTAACCGAGGAGGCTCCGGTACGATAAGGTCGGTTGCCGGGTCTACCCGTGGGTTTGTAGCCATTAACGTCTTCCATCTGGGCGAATATCAATCCGGGGTGCCCCGAGTTGCCATGTCGTACCTACACCATCCGAGGCAATCTTAAATGATACCTGCCGCCCCCGAACACGGGTATAAACCTGCCCGGTAAACTGCTCAATAGGAATCACCGCAGACCGTGTTACAGACGCCGAAGCGCTGCCCGCCACCGAAGCAGGACTGTTGTACCCCGAACCCGAGTTCTGCATTGGCTGAAGCGTAATCGTAGCCGTTGGGCTCCCCGCCGTGGAACCACGGAAAGTCACATCAGGCAGAACCCGGTAGATAAAGGCAAAGTTATGACCATCGCCAATATCCACCTCAGTCGAGGTAATGTAAGCCTCAATCGCCGCAGGAGTGCCCGTGGAGTTATCGTCTACCCCAGTCTCCTGATTCATCAGCTTAGTACCATAGGCCGCAATAGGATTGCCCTTAATCTTGCTATCTAGCCACGCCGTACGCGACAACGAACCGTAATACCAAATCCTGTCAGCATAGTTATAGACTACATACCGATCAGG